CTAGAAGGAAAGGTTTCCCTTGGAATACAGGCAGAGTGCGCTGTTGCAAAGGCTTTAGGGCTGGATTTTAACCCGTACCACCTTGGCATTGATGATGGCGCAGACTTGTTTGCAGGCGATGTAAGCATTGACGTGAAGGCACGTTTTCGCGGCAGCAACACATTGTTCCGTTCACCAGAAAAGTTCAAAGCTGACGTTGTTGTGTCTTGCGAAGAGGCAGAAGGCGGCATCGGCATTGTGGGATGGGCATCAAAGCAAAGGTTTATTGAGCGCGCAAGGGAAACGGACTTGGGGCATGGCAAGACATTGGCGCTGCCAGACAGTGAATTGAGTGACATAGCGTCTTTGTGGCGTGAATTGACAGCGAGGCGGGTAAATGGGTGAGCGTTTTGCAGTGGTAGAGGAAAGCTGGAACGAGAATTACGTCGTGGACACGCTTCTGGACGCCAACGTGGCTGGTCCGTTCCGCTATGTAGAGCAGGCAGTCTATGAAGCGCGCTTGCTTGAACAGGAAGCAGACGAAGATGACTGACCAGTTCATAAATCGCAGCAGTTTGACCGAAAACTTTACTGTATTGCCTAACGCGCTGCTGAATGATGTGCGGGTAAGCAGTGAAGGGCTGGCCTTGATGGTGTATCTGCTGTCAAAGCCGCTGTCATGGCAGCTATCGCCCGCCGAAATCCGCAAACGCTTCAAGTGGGGCAAGGACAAGGCGTACAAAGTCATCAGTGCTTTGATCGAATGTGGCTACATCATCAAAGATACGCAACGAAACGGCGGTAAATACGCCAGCCATGTCTATTTTATCTATGATACGCCTCAAATCTCACCATTTCCTGAAAAACCGGAACCGGTAAAACCGGAACCGGTAAATCAGGACACTATAAAGAACAGAGATACTAACTGTATTACTACTGAAGAAAGAACAGACTTAAACAAAAGCGATGAGTGGTTTGAAAAGTTCTGGAAAATAGTCGCTCACAAGCAGGCAAAGCCGCAGTGCAGGGCAAAGTTCTTGCGGGCATGTAAGGACACCGACCCGGCGCTGATCGTCAAAGTCTATGAACAGCAGCTTCAAAGCCATCGAAGCAAAGGGAAAGGCGTGGAGTATTTCCGTCGCCCGCTGACGTGGCTCAATCAAGAGGCTTGGCACGATCCAATCGAAGCAAAGGATTCCACGGGCGCTGACGCAAGGGCGGGGCGGGTCCATGCGCGGGTGCGTCATTGGTTGAAAAACAAGTATTGGAATGATGAGTGGGGATTTCCACCAGACCATCCTGCGGCATTGACCGAAACTAAAACAGCTTTGAAGGAATTGCAGCATGGCTAAAAAAAGCAAAGCAAAGGTTCTTGATAACGCGGACGTGCTGCCAACAAACGAGCGTGGACAGCATAACGAGATTGTCACGCAAGAGACGCGCAAAGCTGGCAAGCTGGTGCGCCGCGTGGTGGACGGCACAAGCTTGGATTATTATTTGCGGCACAAGATCATAACGCTTGAACAGCACGATGCAGGCACAAGACTCTATTCGCTATGGCGGCAGGCTGGCCTTGAACAGCGCATCACGTCCCGCTTGTCAGACATGCCAGCAGGATCAAGCGACGGCATGGCGTCAGAACGTGCAGCCCATGCCTTTACAGATATCAAAAAGCTGCATAGGGAAATGGGCCATCACCTCTATGCAATCGCGGCAGACATATGTTGCCACGGATTCATGGCGTCCGAGTGGGCCGAAAAGAACGGGAAAAGCAAACGAGCCGCACCGGACTTAATGCGACTCGCTCTTGATGCTTTGGTTGATGCCTTCAAGCGGATTTAGGCGGGAATTTGTTTTTCAAAGCCCAATAAGCGTTATCCAGCTTTGAAACGTCCGACACATATAAATCATGGCAATCATGCAGCATTTCTAAACAATGCGCCATAGTTTCTAACGCTTGCCTGATTGCGTCCTTTTGGTCCGGTTCCAATCTGTCAAAGGCGGCACATCGTTTCACATCACGTTCCTGCCGTTCAGCTTCCCATTGGTCGGGCGTTTTCTGTTCAGTCATGTCATCACCTCATTATCGGCAAGCGTGGTGATGAACATCCCACCAAACAACTGAACCGAGTGACGCAAGCCAGCGCCGCAATGGGCGCATGACTCTTGTGATTGTGCTTTGGTTGTCTCTGAATGACAGGCGGGACACGCAAAGCGATGCGCCGCGTCAATCTGAGCAAGATATTCATGTTGCTTTTTGATACTTGTCAACATCACGCCACCCGCTGCACAAAAACGCCATCACTGCCGTCAAGGCTGTAACGGAACGATTGAAACTTGACAGCCATGCCGTGCCGCTTGGCCCATTGGTTGCCAGTCTGGCCAAGCTGATTACCGCGCATTTGCTTTTTGCCCTTCTCGTCTGGCACAAAAAAGCCTTTGTCAATTTCCAAGTCTTGCCACGGATAAAGCTGCAGGCCCGTCCGTTGCGTTTTAGGCTTTTCAACAGCGTCGATGATTTTGAATTTAGTCATTGTCTAGACTCCCGTTTGAGTGATTAAGGTTGCCAGCTTTTGAGTTATCGAACGGGGGAGCTGGCGTTCTTCCCCGAAATCCGCTTGCGCTGTTTTCGCAAGCCGAATCATTCCTTGCCATGTATCCGATGCCGAATAATGGGTTAGCGTCACATCATGCAAGGCGTGCCGATAAAGATTGTAATCGGTCCACTCCTCGCAAGCGTTTTGAATTTGAATTTCAAACTGTCGCATTTCATCACCAATATTTCGGATCGCCGCCAGTGAGGATCACCAGCAGGACGTAGAGCGCCGCCATAAGCGCCCAGAACAGGACGCCAGCGAAAATGTGTTCTAGCCAGTCACGCATTGTTCAAGTCGTCCAACGCAATGACTCCATCGCGAATTTTTCGGCGTGTTTCTTCAGCGTTGAAGCCGACAAACTTGTTGCGATATTTGCCAGTGGTTACACTGTAATCCCACATGGAACGGTCCAGCGTTACCTGATCGGTTCGCTTGCAACGCTTTGCAATCACGGTCTGATAACTTTGGAAATAGGTGGCCTGATCTGTCTCAATGATGAATTGATTTTTTACAGGCTGGCCGGTGCGACCTGTCATTTGCCGAACTTTCATGTCGTCACCCCGTCAATAATATCTGCGATTGCGTTTTGATGCCGCGCGGTGTGGTAACAGCCAATTTCAAGCGATTGCGCCGCGCGTCGGCGAATTGCGTTTGCCGCGCCATGCCGTGCAATTTCAGAATTACGCATGACGACAAAGCGAAACGGATTGCCGCGCACTTTGAAGGTTGTGACTTGGCTTTCCTGTTTGATGAAAAGGCGGGTTTTTTCTGCCATTTTTTGTGTCTCCCGTTTTGGTTACCTGAATAATATGCGCTTAACCGCAGGTTATTACAAGTAGAAAAACACATAAGACGGGTAAAAAATACTTTAGCGCCACGCGGGTTTACTGTATCTTGTGTATATGATTGAACAAATGCGCCATATCTGGCGCTTTTTTTATGCGGGTAATGTGGCGGGCAAGTTATGGGTAGGCGCAAAAAATTCACAGAAGAAACGTGGAACGAATTTTTGTTCCGCATCAGTGAAGGCGCGAAAGCTAAAAAGCTGTCCTATGAGCCGGACATGCCAAGCTGGCGTTTGATATCGGATAGGCTTAACAGCGACGAACAATTCGCGCGCAAGTATTCGCTGGCGCTAGAAAACCGCGCAGAAATCTACTTTGATGAAGTGGACGAGCTGGCCAAGAAAGTTGAGAATGGGGAAATCTGCCCTAATGCTGGCAGGGTGGCTATTGATGCAAAGAAGTGGCAAGCGGCAACAAACGCGCCAAAGAAGTTTGGCGGGTTGCATCGGCATGAAATCAAGCACACGGGTACAGACTACGTGCAAGCCTTAAAGGCTATTGCAGAAGAAAAGCACACAAGTGAAAGTAATACACCACGCGCGCGAGGCATCTCTGAAACAGACGACGAACAAGGCGCACAATCACTGCATTGATCGACTGCTTGTCACTGGCTGGCGTTGGCTATCCTGTTGATATCAAACAAATCCAATCCCGTCAGCTAGGGGATTGATGCCGAAAACTTGCGGAATCCTGCCAGATCGGCGCTGATACCCCCCCAGCAAAATTTACCGGGGGCAGATATTATTTATATATCCCCCTACCTTTGTGAGTGTTCCATGGTTCAGTCCTTCCCCATCACGATTGGCGAAGCCGCGATTATCGTTCTGCTGCTTGTGATGCTGCTAAAGAAATAGGGCGCTCCCGAAGGAACGCCCCTTAGTTTAGTTGGCCCTATCTAGGGTCTGTTTGATCCACCTTTGCATGAAGCTGTCATGGCTGTTGTTTTCGCCTTGATGTGGTTTCACTTCATAGGTTGGTTCGTCCATATCGTCATACTCGACTTCGATCTTGAATAGCCCAATCGGCACGGGAGGGTAGCCCCGCTCCCATTCAAGTTCATTCGTCGCGTTGTTCAGATGCACTTTTTCGTCTTTGATCATAAAGACTGCGGCTGGGTATTCGCAGCCTGAGTTGTAATCAGATGCTGCATCACAAGCTGCTGTTACCGGGTCTGTTGCTTTGGCCCAGCTTCCAGAATAGCCGCCAAGTGTCATCGCCAAAAAGGTGTAGCCGCTAGGCAGCACCCAAGACTTGCTGTCACTCATTGTGAGTCTCCCTTAACTATGTCAAACAGCGTTTTGTTGTTTCTTAACAACAATTTATTATACCACACTTAAACGCATAAGTCAACCGTGAGTTAAAAGTGACTGACGACATACACAAAATTCTGCGTGAGTTGCACGACGATCCTGAGATGTTCGTCAAGCATGTTCTTCATGCCACGCCGCAATCTTGGCAGGCTGAAGCACTACGCGCAGTACGTGACAACTCAAAATGTGCAATCAAGTCTGGACACGGTGTTGGCAAGACGGCTTTTCTGTCGTGGCTTGTGCTGTGGTGGTTGTTGACGCGTTATCCGACCAAGGTTGTATGCACGGCCAACACCGCTCACCAGCTTAGTGATGTATTGTGGACAGAGATTGATCGTTGGGCGAGGGGCATGCACCCCGGCTTCAAGGACCGTTTGAACTTCAAGGCCGACAAGATCAGTTTAGAGGGTGCTAACGACAGTTTTGCTGTGGCCAGAACAAGCCGTAGGGAGTCGCCAGAGGCGCTTCAGGGCTTTCACAGTGATAATATGCTGATCTTGGTAGATGAGGCTTCTGGCGTCCCTGACGTGGTGTTTCAGGTAGGTGAGGGTGCCATGAGTACCCCCGGTGCTAAGACGGTGCTGACGGGTAACCCCACCCGTTCTGATGGATTTTTCTACGAGGCGTTTCACAGCAATCGTGAGCAGTGGCATTGCATGACGGTGAGTTGTGAGGATGCTGACACGGTTGATGAGAAGTTTATTGCCAGCATGGAAGCGCAGTATGGGCGTGATAGCAGTGTGTTTGCTGTTCGCGTGCTTGGTGAGTTTCCTAGCCAGTCTGATGATGTTTTGTTGCCGTTGCATTTGGTTGAGAGTGCGATAGGGCGTGAGGTTGAGGCATCTCCTACGACGCCGGTTGTTTGGGCATTGGATGTTGCCCGTTTTGGCGGTGACAGGTCTGCGTTGTGCAAGCGGCGCGGTCAGGAGTTGTTAGAGCCGGTCAAGACTTGGCAGAACAAGGATTTGATGGAGTTGGCTGGCATTGTGCTGACCGAGTACGAGGCGTGTCGTTACA